TCACAACGTTCTCTCCCTGAGACCACCCGAACAGTGCCAGACTCACCATTTATTAAACCTGATACGCTTGACTTCGATGCAAAGTGATACCGAACTAAAACAGACGCCACGAGGGGTCGGGCTAATTGGCAGCACTGAGCCTAGAATCCACACGCCTTTACTTAAAGGAATATCTAAAGCACAAGAGGTAGCCGATCTAGCTGAGAAAATAGGCATGCCGCTAATTCCCTGGCAACGATGGGTATTAGATGATCTATTAACTATTGACGATAAAGAAATGTGGATCAAAAAGAGTGGGTTAATCCTTGTAAGCAGACAATCAGGAAAGACTCACCTCGCTCGCATGCTCATACTTTCACATTTATTCTTATGGGGCAGCAAGAACGTATTAGGCATGTCTTCTAACCGTAATATGGCATTAGATACATTTAGAAATGTTGCATACACAATAGAAGACAATCAATTTCTGAAAGATCAGGTAAGGCAGATTCGCCTGGCTAATGGTCAAGAATCTATAACCCTACTTAATGGCGCAAGGTATGAAATAGCAGCGGCAACTAGAGATGCGCCACGTGGAAAGACTGCCGATTTCTTATACTTAGATGAATTACGTGAATGGTCAGAAGAAGCCTTTACAGCTGCATTGCCAGTGACACGTGCGAGACCTAATTCAATGACTTTAATGACAAGTAATGCTGGTGATGGTTTTAGTACAGTATTAAATGATTTAAGAGAACGCTCTTTATCTTATCCGCCTATTACATTAGGTTATTACGAATGGTCAGCACCACAGCACTGCAAAATACATGATCGCAAAGCTTGGGCTATGGCAAATCCAGCATTAGGATATTTTGTAACAGAAGAGACATTAGAAGAAGCCGTTAATACAAACAGTGTAGAAGCTACGAGAACTGAAATGCTTTGTCAGTGGATAGATAGTGCAGTAAGTCCTTGGGTATATGGCAGTATAGAAGCATGCAGTGACAGCACATTAGAAATCCCTGTCGGGCCAATGACTATAATGGCCTTTGATATTGCACCTACACGCAGATCAGGTGCGTTAATTATGGGTCAAATAAAAGACGGCAAAATAGCCGTAGGACTTGCACAGCTGTGGCATAGTGATATTGCAATAGATGAAGTTAAGATGGCAAGTGACATAAATGAGTGGGCTAAGAAGTATCACCCACATATTATTTGTTTTGACAAGTATGCAACGCAGTCAATAGCAACAAGATTAGAGCAAAGCGGATGGCGTATGCAAGATGTATCAGGTCAAGCATTTTATCAGGCATGCTCGGATCTATCAGATGCTATGGCTAACGGCAGAATGGTGCATAGTGGTCAGGCAGACCTAGTACAGCACCTAAATAACTGTGCTGCTAAGACTAACGATGCTGGATGGCGCATTATTAGGCGTAAGTCTGCAGGAGACGTTACAGCTGCGATATCTTTAGCCATGGTCGTAAGCCAATTGACACGCCCGCAACAAACTGCGCAAATCTTTGTCTAATTTGCACTATTAGTACGTTTTATGCTATAAAGTATACATATGGGTCTATTGTCTGCTTTGGGTATAAACACTAAAAAAGAATCTGTCCAAGCGCAATACGCCCCTGCCATTATGGACACAGCTTATGGCTATGGTTCATTTACTACAGGTGTTGGTAATTTTCCTGGTGGATTAGATCGCAATTATGCCATGCAAGTACCAGCTGTTAGTCGTTGCAGAAATCTTATTGCTGGTGTAGTTTCCTACCTGCCACTAAAACTTTACAAAAAGTCTAATGGTGAGGAACTCGGGAATCCTCTTTGGCTGGAGCAACCAGACTATCGGCAACCACGATCCGTCACAATTTCCTGGACTGTTGATAGTCTGTTGTTTTATGGCGTTGCTTATTGGCGCGTTACAGAATTATATGCAGATGATTTAAGACCATCACGATTTGAGTGGATAGCAAATAATAGAGTTACATTTACTACTAACAAGTTTGGCACAGAAGTTAGCCAATATTATGTAGATGGCGTTGAGTCTCCAATGACAGGTATTGGATCTCTAGTTACATTTCAAGGTTTGACACAAGGTGTATTACAAACCGCATCACGCACAATACAAAGCGCATTAGATTTAGAAAAAGCCGCAGCTGTATCTGCACAAACCCCTGTGCCATCTGGTTACATTAAAAACACTGGCGCAGATTTACCAGAACAACAAGTATCAGGATTATTAGCACAATGGAAGCAAAGCAGACTAAATAGGTCTACAGCATATTTAACTTCTACATTATCTTATGAGACAACAGGTTTTAGCCCTAAAGATATGATGTATAACGAAGCACAACAATATTTAGCAACGCAGGTGGCACGTGCTATGAACGTACCTGCATATTATATAAGTGCAGACATGAATAACAGCATGACTTATCAAAACATTTTAGATGGTCGCAAAGAGTTTGTAGCATATTCATTACAGCCATTTATCTGTGCTATTGAAGATCGTTTAAGTATGGACGATATAACTCCACGTGGCCATGTAGTTAAGTTTGCTATAGAAGAATCATTCCTAAGAGCTGACACAATTAAACGCTTAGAAGCGTTAGAAAAAATGTTGGCACTTGGTTTGATAGATGTTGAAGATGCCAAAGAAATGGAACAAATGACACCTAACGGAAGAGAAACAGAAGATGAAACTTACATTCAGTAGCCAGGTAGAAGCCGCCGACGGCGAACGCAGAGTAATTGCTGGCAAAATTGTACCCTTTGAAAGCGTGGGTCATACTTCGGTTGGGCCAGTTGTATTCGCTAAAGGATCTATTGAAATTGGTGATCCAGGAAAGATTAAGATGCTTATGCAACATTCACCAGAGCGACCAATAGGCCGTATGCAAAAATTTAACCAGGCAGAAGATGGCATATATGCATCATTCAAAATTAGCAATTCTATGCAAGGCCAAGATGCGTTAATACTTGCATCAGAAGCTTTAATTGATGGCCTATCTGTTGGCGTAGATGTAAACAAGTCAATTCAGAAAAAAGATTATCTATATGTAACTAGCGCTACCTTGCGTGAGGTCAGCCTGGTTGAATCTCCAGCCTTTGGAGAAAATGCAAAGGTAACTAAAGTTGCTGCTAGTGAAAACGAAGCAGAGACACCAATCGAAACTAAAGAAAGCGAGGCTCCTGTGGAAGATTTAGCAACAGCGCCACAAGAAGCAAAGGCAGAGGCTGCTACTCCTACAGTAGAAGCCGCACGCCCAGTTATTACAGCACCACTTATTCAAACAACTATCCGCACGCCAATTACTTCAATGGCTGCATACACAGAGCATAAGATTAAGGCTGCTCTAGGTAATGATGATTCAAAGCTGTATGTAACAGCTGCAGATGATTCATTTGCAACAAACCCAGCATTCTCACCAACAAAGTATTTAGCAGAGTTTGTAACTAATACTCGCTTTGGTACTCCAGCAATTGATGCATGCTCACAAGGCACATTACCAACAACAGGAATGACAATTAACGTGCCATCACTTGTTACTAGCGCTGGTGGCGGTTCAGGTGTAGCACCAGAAGTTACTGTAGAAGCTGAGGCAGGTGCAGTGGCAAATACAGGTATGGAAACTCAATATTTGTCAGCAACCGTATCTAAGTACGCAGGTATGAACACACTGTCTGTTGAATTGCTAGAGCGTTCAGATCCAAACTTCTATGCAGAACTTACTAAGCAATTAGAGTATGCATATTTGAAGCGCTTAGATCAGACTGTATTAGCAGCTTTGATTCAAGCATCTGCTAACGGCACAAACACATCTGCTGATCTTGATGGAATCGTTGCATTCTCTGCTGAGGCTGCACGTACTATCTACACAAACACTGGTTACTTCGCACAGAATTACATCGCTAACCCAGCACAATGGGGTGCGTTGATCTCTGCTCAGGACACTACAAAGAGGCCCGTGTTTACGGCTCTTCAACCAATGAACGCAGCTGGACAGGTATCAACAGGATCTATCCGTGGTAACGTATTAGGACTTGATCTATACGTAGACAAGAACTTTACTGCAACTACATTCGATGATGATTCAGCGATTATCCTTGCACCAGAAGCATTCACCGTATATCGCTCCGCACAAAATTTCATGAGCGTAAATGTTGTCTCTAACCTACAGGTTCAGGTGGCAATTTATGGTTACATGGCGACACTTGCCAAAATGCCTAACGGAATTGTCAAGTTCAAAAAGACCTGATAAGACCCGTTAACCAATAAGTAATCTCTGGGGTTTAGTAGCCCTAGCCCCAGAGAGCTATTAGCAAAGGAGTAGAGATGCCAGCCAGTTATGTTACCGTGGCCGAGTTACGGGCTAACCTCGGAATTGGAACACTCTACTCTGATGCTACAGTAGAAGAAGTTTGCCAAACTAGCGAAGATTTAATCAATCAATATCTTTGGTTTAACACTGCCCCAGTAGTAGGCACATCATTACAAGATAACGTGGCAACACTTATGCTTGCCAGTCCAAACGCATTCGCTGCGACCCAATCAATAGTGGTGAGTGGTTGCGGTGCCACATTTAACGGCACGCACACAATTACAGGCACAATACCGCCAACATCTGGTACTACTAGCCTTATCCCAGTATTTATGTATAACTACGGCCAAGTTAATTATCCTAATGGTTATTCATTTGTTCAATATAACAAAACAGCAGCTAATCAAGTATTTCACAAAGTATTACCTTACGGAGTGGCTACAGGCCCAGACCACAAGACCCAATCTTATGCGACAACCCCTGCCATAAGAGAGGCTGCGATGATCGTAGCTGTAGACATCTGGCAAGCACGTCAAGTCAGCCAGACAGGTGGGGTCGGTATGGATGGGATCTCTGCCAGCCCCTATCGGATGGGTTATCAGCTGATTAACCGAGTGCGTGGTCTCATCCAGCCGTATTCAAGTCCTGCATCACTGGTGGGCTAATGGCTGCAATAAGCACATTACGTGCCACTTTAGCAACCGCACTTACCAACGCAGGCGTGTGGTCTACATTTAGTTTTCCACCTGCAACTCTTCTCGCAAATAGTGTCGTGGTCACCCCATCGGATCCTTACATCGTACCTAGCAATAATAGCCAGACAAGTATTGCGCCCTTGTCTAATTTTAAAATTTTAGTAACTACACCTGCATTTGACAATCAAGGCAACCTAAAAGGCATAGAAGATTTTCTTGTAGCAGTAGTAAACAAACTAGCGGCATCTACCCTAGTTTATAACATATCAAGTGTCTCCGCTCCAGCTATAACCAATGCAGCTAGTGGAGATTTATTAACGTCAGAAATCACCGTATCAATCCTAACGAGCTGGAGTTAAAATGAGTTCACAAGCAGAAGACTTAGCCTTCTTAATAAAGATAGGCCAAATTAAAGAAGCACCAAAACAAACCGCACAAACTAAAAAAGAAGAGGAATAACAATGGCCATATACTTAAATAACAATGTAGGCGTTAAATTGGCTACTGCCGCTGCGCCTACAACACCTTCAGTAGATATTAGTTCTTATGTAACTAACGCTGTAATCAATCAAATTGTAGATGAACTTGAGGTCACTACAATGTCAGATCTTAGCCATCGTTTTGCTCAGGGCCTACAATCTGCCACATTTACAATTGATTTTCTTAATGAGTGGGCATCTTCCCAAGTTATGCAGACACTCAGTGCTGCATTCGGTCAGACTTTAGCCGTATCAGTAATCACAGTTAAAGGCACTACAGTCTCAGCTGCTAACCCTACTTACCAATTTTCAATCCTGGTAAACAACCTGACCCCAATTGGCACAGGTGGCGTGGCTGAAATTGCTAGTTCTAGCGTGACCTTTACAGTAAACTCAGTAGTAACAGTGTCACCATCGGTGGCATTCTAACTAAGGAGTAATAATGGCAAAGCTAAAGATAACAAGGGCTAATGGTGAAGTATCTGAGCATAAGATAACACCAGGTGTCGAGTACGCTTTTGAAATTAGTAAAGGCATGGGCATCTCTAAAGCTTTACGTGAGTCAGAAATGCAGAGTCATATTTATTGGCTAGCATGGGAATGCTTACGCAGATCGGGTGCGCAAGTACCTTTATGGGGTGCAGAGTTTATTGACAGCTTAGAAACTGTCGAGGTATTAGACGAAGAAAAAAAATAGTCCAGCGTGATTCCATTCTCTATACAGTGGCTGCTATAAGTGTAGAGACTGGGATTGCGCCTAGTGAGTTTATTAACATGGACTCAGACATGCTGTCAGCAATTGTGCAGGTGTTAAGCGATAGATCTAAGGAGATAAGAAATGCCAGTCGAGGTCGTAGGCGTTAAAGATGTCCTTAAAGGTTTAGAGTTTATGGATGAAGATATGCGCCAGCGTATACGAACTGCTATTGATCCTTTAATGCGCGGTGTAGCAAATAAAGCCAAAGGATTTGCACCAAACAATAGCGGTGTATTGTCGGGTTGGAGTAAAGCACCTAACCCAGCAATTAACTATCGGCCATTTCCAAGATATGATGCTAGCACTGTAAAAGCAGGTATTGGATATAACTCAGGCGAAAACAAAACATTTAGAAACGGATTTAAGGTTAGCAATTACGTGTATAACGTAAGCGCGGCTGGTCGCATCTATGAGACTGCAGGTCGCAATAATCCACAAGGACGTGCGCCATTTCAACAAATAGATCCCAGCACACCTAACTCACCAGTAGGTGCAGTGCAAGGATTTGAGGGCACTAGAAGAGCTAGAGAATATACATATAATAAATCTACAAGAGAGTACGCATCTAATAATCCATTTGCAGGTTACCAGTTTGTGACCTCTATGCCTGGACTTACGTCACAGCCTAAAATTAAAGGTGTCCGCGGTGGCGGCAAGAAGAGTAAAGGCAGACTTATATTTAAGGCATGGGCTCAAGATAGTCAGGGAGTTTATGATGCAATTCTTCAAGCTATAAACTCTACAGCTATACAATTTAACAAAGCCACAGAGATTAAGAAGGCAGCCTAATGGCCAATGTAGTTGTCTCGGCTATTGCTACCTTTAATGGCAAAGCATTAAAAAAAGGTCAAAAGGATATATCAGCCTTTGATAAGCAAGTTAAAAAACTAGGTAGAACTTTTGCAGTTACATTTAGCGCATATCAGTTATTAAACTTTAGCAAAAAAGCAGTACAGGCGTTTATAGCAGACGAGAAAGCGGCCAAGTCTTTAGAGCAACAATTAAAGAATACTGGCTACCAATTTAGCGGCCCAGCCGTAGAAATGTATATTGCCAATCTACAAAAGACCACAGGCGTATTAGACGATCAATTACGGCCAGCATTTCAGCAATTATTAACAGTAACAGGATCACTTACTACAAGCCAAGATGCATTAAATACTGCATTAAATGTAAGCGCGGCAACAGGTAAATCATTAACCGAAGTTACTGCAGCTCTTTCACGTGGCTATGCAGGTAATACCACTGGTCTAAGTAGGTTAGGTGCTGGTCTAAATAAAGCATTATTAAAGACTGGCGACATGGATTTAATTATGACCGAACTTAACAAAAAGTTTGCAGGTCAATCGGCTGCTAGATTAGAAACCTATGCTGGAAAAATGGATCTATTAACTGCAGCATCAGCTGACGCCCAAGAAATTATCGGTAAAAGTTTATTAGATGCTTTAACGCGATTAGGTGATGATAATAGCATTCAAAATGCAACAAAGAATATGAAAGATTTTGCCACAGCCACAGGTGAGGTAATTGTAGGCTTAGGTGTAATTATTAGTAAACTTAAACTGCTAGGTAATGTACCAGGCGTTGACGCATCAATCCTAAAAAACTTACCATATATCGGGCCAGCCGTACGCGCTGTAGAAGGCTTAAGATCTATTGGTCGAGAAAATACAGCCTCACAATTTAACACAGTAGCCCGACCATCCGTTGCGGAAATCCAAACTCAGCTTAAATTATTAAAGAGCAAGAAAGATGAATTAGCAATACTTAACAAAAAGAATGCGTTAGAGAACAAGAACGTAGAAGAGTTAAAAAAGAAGTTTGACCTAGAACGCATAGGATTAACAGCTGCCCTGAGCAAAGCAACCGATGAAGAAACTAAGTCACGTTTACAGGCTCAACTAGCCATACTTGATAATAACGATGCTTTGGCTAAGAAGATACTGGCAGAAATGGAAGCAGCCGAGGCTTTGAAAAAACTTGCTGAGCAGGCTAAAGCAGCTGGTTTAAGTATTACAGAGTTTGCTTTAGTACAGGTTAGATCTTTGATCAATAGAATCAACGCTCAGATAGAAAAGATTAACGCTATGTATGGCTTGCCTTCAACAACTGTGTCAACACCATCACCTGCTACTTCATTACCTGCTAGTTACTTCCAAGATCTAGCAGTGTCATTAGTGGGCACTACTGGTTATAGCGGAATGAACGTTGCTCAAATTGCAACTGAAAGAGCTAGAGAATCAGGCAATAGATCAGTAGATGTTAATTTAACCGTTAGCAGTCCATCGGGTGACAGATTTGCTCAACTCATGGCAGAGAGTATTCAAGTCGCTGGGCGCAGTGGTTATAACACAGCACCTAATGGCGGATTACCATAATGGCAGCACCAGTAGTAAATGCCATAATTAACTTTAGCACTGGGCCTAGTTTTGCTCAGGCTATGATTATTGACCAAGGTATTTTAGGCACTAACGTATTAGCAGATTCAGCAGCTGTAATTGTAGATGTGTCTAATCGTATAAATCGTATTGAGACTAACCGAGGCCGTACTGCACTATCAGATCAATTTCAGACAGGATCACTTAGTTTAACTATCATAGATCAGAATGGCGATTTTAATCCGCAAAACGTAAGCGGCCCATATTACAATTTATTAACACCTATGAAGAAGGTGCAGATTACTGCAACCTATAACGGTGTTACTTACCCTGTATTCTCTGGATTTATTACAAGCTATGTAACTAGATACCCAGACGAATCATCTGCAGATTTAGCAACAACTACTATAGAAGCTGTAGATGCATTTAGATTAGCCCAGTTAGCACAGATAAGCACGGTCACAGGTGCAACTGCAGGCGATTTATCAGGCACACGCGTTAATGAAATATTAGATACTATTTCATGGCCACAAAGTATGCGCGACGTGGATGCTGGTTTAACCACTTTACAAAATGATCCAGGCACTAATCGCACAGCACTGCAAGCCTTAACTACTGTAGCCACCTCAGAGTATGGTGCTATTTACGTAGACGCCTATGGCTCATTTGTTTTTCAAGACCGCCAAGTCACAGTAAGTTCTATTGGTGGTACACCTACACTCTTTGCAGATAATGGCACAGGCATAGTTTATTACGATGCTGCTTGGACATTAAATGATGTGTTAATATTTAATAAAGCCACTGTCACTAGGGTTGGTGGTACTGCACAGGTAGCGTTTAATCAAGCATCTATTGACAAATACTTCCTACATAGTTACTTCCAAGACAACCTACTTATGCAGACCGATGCAGTAGCTTTAGATTATGCCCAGGCTTATGTGGCTAGTAGAGCTGAGACTACGATCCGATGCGATGCCATAGTCCTAGACCTATATACGCCTAATTATGATACAGGAGTAGTTGCAGCCCTAGACCTAGATTTTTTTGACCCTATAACTATTATTACTACCCAGCCAGGCGGATCTTTGCTTGAGAAGACCTTACAGATTTTTGGTGTTCGCATGAATATCAGCCCGAACGCTTGGAAAGTTACCTTCACTACACTGGAAAGTGTCATTGATGGGTTTATAATAGGCAACGTAGATTACGGTGTCTTAGGACAAAACGTACTATCTTATTAAGGAGATATAATGGCAACAGGATTTCCAGCAGCAACAGGTGATGTACTTACCTCTGGCATGTTTAATGGTTTAACTTCATTTACAGTAGGCACTGCAAACACTGCAGATTACACAGCTGTGCTTGACGATCAATATCAAGTATTAGAGATAATGAACAAAGCTAGTGCTATTGCATTTAAGATTCCTACCGATGCATCTGTAGCATTCCCAGTAGGCACAGCCTTAACTGTATTAAATATTGGTGCAGGAACTTGCACAATTAGCGCAGTAACACCAGGTACAACTACTATATTAAGTTCTGGCACAGTACCAGCATCACCAACTTTGGCACAATATAAATCTGCTGTATGTATTAAAACGGCTGCTAATGCTTGGTACGTAGTGGGTGGAATTGCATAATGATTGGTAATATAGTTGCAGGTTTAACAGGTACAGGTATAGTACCGTTTGGCACTGTTAATTATTTAGTGGTCGCAGGCGGTGGAGGTGGCGGTGGTTTCGGCGGCGGCGGTGGAGCAGGAGGACTTAGATGTACTGTTACTGCAACTGGCGGTGGCGGTAGTTTAGAAACTCCTTTATCTTTAAGCCTTGCAACAAATTACACAGTAACAATAGGTGCTGGTGGTGCAGGTGGTAATGGCACTACTTATACAAATGGAACTAATGGTAGTAATTCAGTATTTAGTACAATAACATCAACTGGTGGCGGTGGCGGTGCAGCGCAGGCTCTTGCACCTAGTACTGGTGGTTCAGGCGGTGGAGCAGCATCAACAGGTTCTACTACTACAGGCGCAAGTGGTACTGCTAATCAAGGTTTTGCAGGTGGTAATTCAAATGGTAATGCTGCGCCTTATGCACAAGGTGCAGGCGGTGGTGCTGGTGCTGTAGGTGAAAGCGGCACAGCAAGCTCTACTACCAATTGTTTAGGCGGTGCAGGTGTTGCAACTAGCATTTCAGGTAGTTCAGTTACTTATGCAACAGGTGGTAATGGTAGTTTCAGTGCAGCTCCTCCAGGCGGTGCAGGTCAAAATGGAGCAGCAAATACTGGTGATGGTGGCGGTGGAATTGGAAACGTAGGCGGCGGCGGTATTGGTATTGGCGGCTCAGGCGTTGTAATTTTAAGATGGACAACCGCGACTATTACTATTGGTGCAGGTTTAACTGGCACTACTTCTAGTGCAGGTGGTTTTAATATTGCCATAATTACAGCTGGTACTGGGAATGTGAGTTGGGCATAATGGCACATTACGCATTCTTAGATAATAATAATATCGTTACCGAAGTTATAAAAGGTATTGATGAAACAGAAACTATTGAGGGTTTAGATACCGAAACTTGGTATGCAAACTTTAGAGGTCAAACATGCAAGCGCACTTCATACAACAATAATATTAGAGGTAATTATGCTGGTATTGGTTATACCTATTTACCGCTAGAAAATATATTTATAATGCCTAAATGTCATGAAGAAGCAATACTAAACGCTGCAGCTGCTAAATGGGATTGCACAAATAAACAACATGAAAGAATAATAAGTGAGTCATAAACCATGGCTATGCGCTGCAGGTACACAATTGAGAGATCAGATTGATACCTGGTACCCAGATCGTCGCTCTACCTCTGATGGGTGGTTGGGTGATGCTCGTCATTCCGCCAGAAAATCGGATCATAATCCAGATGCAGGATGTGTCAGAGCCATTGATGTGGATTCTCGCTTGGATTCATCCGAAGGGATCTCAGTATATTTGGCTGACCAAATCAGAATCTGTGCAAAAACCGATAAGCGCATATCTTACGTAATCCATAATGGCATGATCGCTAGCAAGATACTTAATTTTAAGTGGCGCAAGTACAGAGGTTTTAACAAGCACACAAAGCACATACATATTAGTTTTACAAAGTTAGGCGATAAAGACAGCAATCCGTTTGATATACCACTACTAGGGGGTAACTTATGAAGATCAGTGATAAGCAGAAAGCAATACTTAAATCATACTTTAGGGGTGTGCTCGTATCATTCTTAACATTTTTAGCAAGTAATGAGTTAGGACTAGATCCAGTAGTGTCTGTAATTATTGCAGCACTCGCTGGCCCAGCAGCTAGGGCTTTAGATAAATCCGATAGTGCTTATGGCCTCGGTGCAAATGAAGCATGAGTCCAACAGAATGGGCTGGCTTTGGGGCTGGCGTATGCGCCGTATTAACAAGTTTATTAGTGGGTCTACGCTTTCTTATTAAAGGCTGGCTTAACGAATTACGTCCTAATGGTGGATCTAGTATGAAGGATCAACTAACAAGATTAGAACAGCGTGTTGATGATCTGTATTCTATAATAGTTAAGAGACAATAAACACATGGCTGATACAAGACGTAAACGTAAAAAGATCAATAGGCGTGTAGTGCGTAAATCACCAGAGCCATTATCTAAGTTAGAACAACATTATATTTGTATGAACGAGATATACAAAGCTGCAAAGAAAGCTGGGTTTAGCGACAGCTGTGCTTTGTACTTTGTATCAGATAGGGCAACCATGCCTGACTGGGTAGTTGGTGATGGCGGCATCATACCTAGTATTGATCCTACGGAAGAAGACGAAAATTAGGTGGCTCGTAATATCAGATTTACAAATTCCATACCATCATGAGCAAGCAGTTAAGAACGTCATTAAATTGGCAAGACGTGAGAAATTTGATGAAGTTTTGGTGGTGGGAGATGAAATTGATTTTCAGACAATTAGTAAATGGAGCGAGGGCACACCTCTCGCTTACAGTCAGACTATTAACGAAGATCGTGCAGCTTGTCAAGACATCTTATGGGATCTTACTGAGTACAGCAAAAAAGCATCGGTAATTAGATCTAACCATACAGATCGTCTTTACAGCACATTATTAAAAGCACCTGGTCTTATAGGTTTACCAGAGCTTCAATATCCTAAGTTCATGGACTTTGCATCTATGGGCATTGACTATCACAAAACAGCTTATGAATTTCACCCTGGCTGGGTATTAGCACATGGCGATGAAGGTAGCATGAGCCAGCACGCAGGCATCACAGCTCTTAACCTTGCTAAAAAATGGGGTAAATCGGTCATATGTGGACATACTCATAGACTGGGCATGAGTGCCTATACAGAAGCCATAGGAAGCCATTACAGGCCCTTATATGGTGTTGAGGTAGGTAATCTTATGGATAGAAAAAAAGCCTCTTATATCCGCTATGGAAGCGCAAATTGGCAGATGGGTATTGCTATACTAGAAGCCGTAGGAAAGACGCTAACACCCACGTTAGTGCCGATCAATAAGGATGGCTCATTTACAGCTCTAGGGCGGTATTACGGGTAACATCGTTACCTAA